CCTGAGCGTAGTCGAAGGGGCGAGAGTCAAGAGCGATGTTCCACGGGGAACTTTACGTGAAACAGAGGCGAGATGAGTATAGCCAAGCGTGCCGGGAAGCTGTGTTCCAGTTGCGGGGCGGCAAGAGATAAGCCGGGGCAGGCGTTCTGCAGGGCTTGCCATCGCGAGTACATGCGCGAGTGGCGATCGAAGCATGTGTATGTGTTGAGAGAAGTGGGAGGTAAGTGATGAAGTTATCGGAATTGAAGCCGTGCCTGGTGTGCAGTGGGAAGATTACCCCGATCTGGTATGTGATTCGCGTTTCGCAAGCCATGCTGAACCCGCATGGGGCTAACGAAGTTTTGGGACTTACGCAGATGTTGGGCAGCTTGTCTTTAGCCGAGGTCATATCTTCCCAGCCAGATTGCGTCATGGTGATGGGAGACGAGGATCCAGGTCTGATGACTGAGTTGGCTATCTGTCAGGAGTGCTTTCTGATGAAAGACCTAAATATGGCGATGCTCATGGAGTCAAGCTGCGCACAGCCGGAAGATGGCACCTAACGCACGTACTGGAAGTAGGAAGGGCAAACTGATGAGTTGTGAAATGTATCCGAGCTACCGTCTGACGCATGCGAAGGCAGTGGCGCTGCTCGATCCGGGCAATGTGTTTGGTTCATTCGAGGACTTCGATGAGGGTCTGGCGATGTCGCCGTGCCGCTCGATTCCCGTCACCGCGCAGATGCGCAGAGCGGATGCTGCGCTGGTGGGCGGAGCGGGAGCGGCGGAACGTCTCCCCGGCGATGGAGTGGCGAGCCAAGGCGCAGCTGGACGACGCCAACCTGCGCACCGTGAAGTGCGCGGCGGCGGCTCCGGGCCGGGTTGCGGAGACTCGCAAGATTGCTGTGGCGAAGGCTGGACCGCGCGCACAGATTAGTTGCGAGAAAGGGTGTGGACGGATGATTGAGGTGCGGAGCGTGCATCGGGTCTGTGCCCGGTGTCGCCCGCACCTGGGGAAGCTGAAGGCGTGCGAGGGTTGTGGCGCGGAGTTCAACCGGTGGTCTCCGCACGCGACCTGCGGGGCATGCCGGAAGGCAGTGGCTGCATGAGGCCACGCAAGCGGGTGTTACTCTTCTGCGCCGATGAGACGCGCGCGTGTTTACTGTCGTTCCGTTTGGAGCTTCAGCATCCTCTCCGGGTCCGGGTAGCGACGACGTTGGAGGGGCTGTCGACGGTGCTGCTCGAGCGTGGCAGCTGGGATGGCATGGTGCACCTGGTGACGCCGGGCGCTCCAAACGAGGCGGCCGCGGTGCTGCTGGCGAATGCTGGAGGCGATGCGATCCGCATGGAAGTTTGGCCGATGCGCAATCTGTGTGTGCTGGCGGAATGGAGCACGGCGCATCGCGTGATTTGGATGGATGATCCCGGCGCGATCGGAGGGGTAGTGTTCCAAGGCGATGCGTCGCAAGCGCGGCCCGAAGAAGAGTGGCTCGCGTAGGGACAGGACCGCGCACCCAGCGGTGTGTATTGCACAGGCGTAGTCGGTGTGGATCGCACCGCAGAGAGGAACATGATGAGCGATAAGACGATGCAAGAGATGAAGGCGGCAGATCCGGAAGAGGATAGGTGTGTAACCTGCAACGCTCCTGCCATCGGAATTTGTGAGAGCTGCGAGGCTCCCATTTGCGATAAGCATGAAGGCGGAGAGTATGAGGATGTTTACCAGTGCGCAGATGAAGCCGCTTGCTCTGCACGCATTGATGCTAGATCGCAAGCATCCGAGCGCGATGCGCAGGTGACGGCATGACAACGCGCCAGCTTGAAATCCTCCAACACACGCTTGGCGTCGACCAGTACGGGCAGACCCCGAAGGGATACACGCCCTATACGCGCAATCACTTCTGTGCCAGGGGAAGCAGATGAGCCGGACTGCCGCGCGCTTGTTGAGCTCGGGTTCATGGTCGAGCATGAGCGGACCATCTGGCTACCCTACTTCAACTGTTCTGTGACTGAAGCGGGCAAAGAAGCGATGCGCAACAGCAGCCCGGACCCTCCAAAGCTGACGCGATCACAACGGCGATATCGAGAGTTTTTAGATGCCGACTCGGGATATAGTTTCGCGGAATGGCTCCTTTGCGGATTGCACGGGCGTAGTCAGAAGTAGGTCGGAACGGTGGGAACCATGCAGGACGTACAGCGAGCAGCAACGGCGGCCGGGGATACGACGGCGAAGGGTAGGCGTGCGTGAGTAACGAAGTGATCAATTCGGCCTACCGGACGCGGTTGGGGAATTCGCCTGCGAAGGCTGTCCTGATTGTGCTCGCGGATGCTGCCGACAATGCGGGCTGGGGGTTTCCGAAGGTGGAGCGCCTGGTCGCGAGCACCGAGTTGAAGCTGCGGACGGTGCGCCGCGTGTTGCAGATATTCGAAGAGATCGACCTTGTCACATGTCAGCCTGTCGAGGGAGAGTTTTACAAGTATGCCTTCCAGATCAACCTGAAGGCCCTGGGGACAGACCTGAAGGAGCCGTTCGCGGCTCGCTTCCGTCTAGCCCAGCGCCAACAGTCGATCCTGGACGCAGCAGTAGAAGAAGAAGTGGTCTGTGAGACCGCATCCGTGGAATTATTTGCCGATGCCGTCGTAGTAAAAACGGTCTGTGAGACCGGAAAAGCGGTCTGTGAGACCGGAAAAGCGGTCTGTGAGACCGAACCCCCACACCCCCATAAAGGAGGAACCATCATAGAACCCCCATTGAACCTTCTCGTGTTTCCCGGAGCTGTCCTCGCACCGCCCGGCGAAGAGCGAAAAGCAAAAGCGCCAATCAGGGCAAAAGCACAAACCAAAGCAAAAGCGACCGCACCGGCGGACCTACGCCATACGCTCTGCCGGTTGGCGATTGTCGCCTATGCGAAGTTCAAGGGCGTGGTGCTGCCGTGGGACGGCTCCGAGGCAAGGGCGCTCTCGCTGCTGCTGCAATCCGCGCCAGAGCTGACCCTGCAGCGGTTCCAGACGTGCCTGAATCATCGCGCGCACAGTCCCGGAACGTCGCACGGCGAGCGTCCGCGGCTGTGGCTGCCGCACATCACGCGGTACCAGGACGGGCCGCTCAATCAATTCGGAAAAACGGGAGATGCGCGTGGAAACGGGAATTTCAAGGGTAAAACAGAATCCAGTCTCGATGCAGCTCAGCAGGCTCTCGCCGTTATCGCCGGCAGAGAAGCAAGCGGCTATTACGAAGCTGCTGGCCAAGTTGGGCGTGCGACGACAGGCGAAGCTCGACCTGGAAGACTACCTGGTGCTGTCTGAGGACTTGGTGAAGTTCGACCTGGGCGACGTGCAGGCCGGATTGGACGACATCGCGCGCTACCCGAGGCGCGAGGGCGAGACGGCCTTCCCGGAATCCGCACGGCTGAAACATGCGATCATCGAGCGGAAGATGGAACGCGAGGCTGTGGCGATCCGCAAGGCCGAAGCTGTCGAGTTGCGTTACATCAAAGATCATCCCGAAGAGTTCATCACCATGGGCGAGCTGATGAGAACGACAGAGTGGCGCGGCATGATGCGGAAGGTCGAAATGGTGCAGAAGAATACGTGAATCGCGTATCGGGATGCGATGATTCCTGTGGAAAACCTGTGATAGAAAAATAAAGTTCGTGCGATTCGTTCAATGCTGGCGCGGGTGAATCGAAAAATCACAGAATAATGTGTTTTGCACCGTTGTAAATACATCTAAGTTGCTTCATAGTCATGTTCGTACCTCGCTGACGTACTGGCGAAAATATTCAATATGACTGCGAAAGCAGCGTGAGACTGATTCATGCGATCACTCTCTTGGCCCGATGGCCAGATGTTGTTTTACCCTCTGGCCCCGTTGTTTTTGTACGTGGCTCAGAGGTGATCAAAGCTCAAAAATCCTGCCTATGCCGGATGCGATTCGCCATCGCATCCGGTCCCTCCTCTCGTTTGGAGTGTGGGCGTTCGTGTGTGCGCCGAGGATGTCTAGGGGATTTAAGATGTCGAAGCGTCGCATCAGGCCGGGCGTGGAGCGAGTGTATGAGAATAACCGCGTGATCAAGATCGTCCCGCAGGTCGAAGTCGCACGGCTCCTAAAGCAAAAGAAGGCAGTCGAAATCTACTGCAATGGCGTGTACGTGGGCATCCGCCTGGTGGAATATAAGACGATTGCTGCGGCGCGGACGGCCGTAGTCGATGCAGATAGAGTTGGGACGCGGTCGGTTCTCGAAGATGCCGATGCGCGGCGTTCGTGCGTTGTGCTTTCGCGGGCGGCGGTGGAATCGCTTGCCGATCGGTCACGTTCGAAAACGGCAGGGCTGCCGTGGATCTCTCATGTGCGGGATCAGCGGGTAGCTGAGGGCCTTCCGGAGATGGACTTCGCCGAATCTGCGCAGGTGAAGTTTGGCGCGATGTTTCCAAAGCTGAAAGTCGCATGATCGTCGCACTCGATCACGGGTACACGCTGCGCTGCAGTGGATGCGGCGGGTATCGGTCGCTGGCGATGCGCGAACTGCGCGACCTGGACCGCATGATCGACCTCAAGAGCGCGATGTGCGACGTGCATAAGGATTGCGCCGGCTTTGGCGATAGGGCCAAGGCGCGGGCGGCGATGAAGGCAAGGATTCGAGCGGAACGTAAAGCAATATCCGGAGGTGTGACGCGATGAACTGGGAAACGTGGATGCCCGTCTTTATTTACGTCATCACGGCGATCTTTGTCTTCGGAAAAACCTTTGGCCGCATTAGCGACCAGGAGAAGACGCTGAAGCGCCACGATGACCAGCTGGACGTGCACGAAGGAAAGATTGAGTCGCTGGAGAGGCTGTCGGAATACGGGCGGGGACTGCGCGAGGGATTCGATGCGGGCAAAGCAAGCGGATGCGAGGGCGCACGGGTACAGATGGATGTTTGGAAATGAATCCGAGGTCGAAGGAGGTCGCGGAGAATCGCCAGAGCAGAGGCGGGTTCGGCTTACCCTCCGGACCCGTTTCTTTTGACTTCTGTGGAGATGAAAATGATCGATCGCACACCTGCTGAATGGCTACCGGTTGATGAACAGTGTTTAGAGCTCGAATGGGGTGACTGGACGATAGCCTACTATTTCGGACCAGCTGGCTGGTATTTGTCTGTCTCCAGTGGAGTGACCTATGGGCCATTCCTAACGGTTGAGTTGGCCAAGCAACACGCGGAAGATGTTCGCGGTGACTAGGGAGCCAAGTGTATAAATCCGCCTCTTTTGAGATTGTCAGCGGATTCGCTGATGAGAACTCGTTGGCCTTGATCGCCTTCGAGAACGTTGTGGAAAATAGGCGACGGAGCAACATCTGGGGCCGTCGCCCCACGACGTCGCAATGAGTTTGAGTTTCTCCTGACAGGCTGTACGGCAGCGATGCCCGTACAGCCTGATTTTTCCGGGGTTTGAGATGAAGAGTGCCAGCGATTGGAATGAAGCGCTCGTCGCAGCCGATCAAGAGATGTCGAAGTGGCTGGGCCCGATCCATAAGGCCCGCATCGGTGTGCGCGGACTGAGGCGTTTTATGAATAACTTCACGTACGACAATCAAGGCCTCGCGCTGACCGAAGGCTTCGAAGGCTGCAGGCTGGTTGCGTATCCGGATGTGCGCGGCATCTGGACGATTGGCTATGGCCATACCGGTGCCGACGTCTTCGAAGGCCTGGTGATTGCGCAGCCGCAGGCAGAAGCGTTGCTGGTGAGCGATGTGGCCGCGGCTGTGGCTTGCGTGAATCACACGGTGACGGTCGATATCACCCAGGATGAGTTTGACGCGCTGGTGGACTTTACGTTCAATGCCGGTCGCGGAGCGTTTGTGACGTCGACGCTGCTGAGATATGTGAGAGCTGGCAACATGGCGGGTGCGGCTGCGCAGTTTGGGCTGTGGGTGAACGCTGGCGGCGTGAAGTGCAGTGGTTTGGTGCGGCGTCGGGATGCGGAAGAGTTGTTGTTTACGACGAGGGCAGCATGATGAAAGTTCGTGCATATGTCTATCCCCGCCGTATTACCGCCGGGAAAGATGTTTTGGTGATCGCGCAGGCGGGTTGGTTCAGCCGGGAAAAGACGAAATACTTTGATACTGCTGATGGCGGCCAGATCGTAAAACTAAGCGTTTTCTCTCGGTTGGCGTTGGTCAAGACGTCCGGTTTAGCTCCTGGCGTGTATGAGGTCAAGGTGCATGCTGAGCGCGGGTGGGCGCCTGATCTGGAGGCTGACACGGCAGTGTGGTTTGAGGTGATTGATGACGATCTTTGAGAAAAACACGGCGATTCGCACGGTTTTTCTTGGGGTGCTGGCGTGTGCTCTGCTGGGGTTGCTCTACCAGGTGAGCAAGGCAGTCCTCGCGATTGAGCAGGACGTGCAATCGGTGACGAGCTCGAGCGATGCGCTGCTGGCGCGGGCTCGATGGTTTGTGCCTGACCAGAAGATTGACGTCAGCAAGATCAACGGCGTTACGGCGAATGCGCAGGCGCTGCTGAAGACGGGCAATCGCACGCTGCAGCTGGTGAACGCGCCGTGTGTGCCTGGGCCATGTGGTTTGCTGGCGGATGGTGCGAAGACGTTGAACACGGCGCGGATGACGATGGGCCAGGTGGAGATTGCGGCGAACCATGAAGATAAGAATCTCGCGACGCTCGACAAGCAAGAGGCAACGATCTTTGCAGATACGCATGCGGATCTGGATGCTTTGCATGGGCTGGTTACTGCGCCAGATTTACTAGCCACGGTCCACAACATGAACACCACCAGCGCTGCGTTTGCGGATAGCGCGAAGCAGGCCGACGCGATCCTCGCAGACGGCAAGTTGGAGGCCGATAAGTTCGCTCACCCGAGCAAGAAAAAGTTGACGTTCTGGGGAGCGATTCTGGCGACGGGGCAGACGATCCAGAAGCTGAGCCCACCACTGTTTTGATGCATCAAGTAAGGCGGCGAGAGCCGTGGAGAAGGCGATGGCATTTTCATTCAAGAGTGTAGGGCATTTCTTCGCGAAGGCGTATGTGGCGATCATCGCCGACCTCCCAAAGGTTGAGGTTGGTCTTGAGAAGCTCGAGGGGACGGCTGCAACCGTTGAGACGGTGACGGCTTGTATCCCTGTGTATGGACCGCTTGCCTTGACGGCAGAGAAGGCGGCGTATGCGGTGCTGGGCGAGATATCCGCCGTGCTGACGGCTGGCGGCGCTGCGGCAGCTGCGAAGCTGGCAGACGCTGGCCTCGATGTGAAGGTGATTGACACGGTGCAGGCTGTCGTGGCGTCCGTTCCACAGGTCGTTGCGGTAGCGAAGAGCCTCTAGGAGGCTGCCATGGCGACACAAGCGGCGGTGCTGGTGGCGTATGGCGAGTATGGGCGGCGGGTGGGTGAGAGTCACCACCGCTCGTCCATTTCTGACGCGATGGTGGAGAAGCTGCGAGACCTGCGCGAGTTCGAGCACCTGACCTATTTGAAGATTTCAGAGGTTACAGGCGTTGGGCTGGGTAGCGTCGCGAAGATCTGCACCTACGAGCGCCGCAACGCCAGAGTTGCCTCCTATAAAATGGTGGCTGGCGGATAATCTCTACGTGGTGATCGCAATGGGTAGGCCTTCGAAGCTCACAGACAAGCAACGCTCCGAGATTCAGCGGCGGCATGTGGTCGGTGAGACGACGCGGGCGCTCGCGAAGGCGTACAAGGTTTCGCAGGCGACGGTGGCTACGCTCGTTTCTGGTCGAACGGAAACACTGAAAACCCTTGCTGCGTCTATCGTTCGTGATGAACGCATCCTCGAAAGCTTGCCAGTATCCGATCAAACGACGGTGCTGAGCCTCGCTGACAAGCTCCGGGGGATATCGGAAGGGCTCGCAACGGCAGCAAGTCACAATGCGAATGTGGCTGCGCGGCTCGCTGGAATGGCCGATCGTAAGTCGCAGAAGCTCCAAATTAGTGATGAGACGGATGGGCAGACGGAGTTATTCGACGCTGAAACAAGCCTGAAGATGGTGGCGATGCTGGTAGATACGGCGAATCGCGCCAGTACGATAGGCACTAACTTGTTGAGTATAAACAGGAATAAGACGCCGGAAGGGGAGATGACGCTGGAGCAGCTGGTGATGGGAGAGAGGTTGGCGGGATGAAACCTCTCGACGTGATGTGTCCGGCTTGCGCGGCTCCTCCGAATACACCGTGCCTCCCGTTTGCGAAGCCTGACTCTGGCGCTGCCCCCATGAAGGGCTTTCATCCTGAGCGAAGGGCTGAAAGCCGAAAATGCGCGTGAGCAGTAATCAGTATGGATGTTAGTGACGGATGCTATCAAACGCTAAGTACAGCAAGGGGTTTCATCGTTTTCGAGTGACTAGAAACCAGAGTGGAAACGATTAGGGCCGCATGACTGAAGCGACGGGCAAGATACGCGAGTGGAGAGCTGACCCGGTGCAGTTTGTGCGGGAGTGCCTGCATGCGGAGCCGGACCCGTGGCAGGTTGACGTGCTGACGATGGCGGGCAAGCCTGGACGCAAGCGTATTGCCATGAAGGCCTGTGCTGGGCCTGGCAAAACTGCGGTGCTTGCGTGGGTAGGATGGCACCGCCTGGCGTGCTTCGCGAGCAGGAACGAGCATCCCAAGGGTGCGGCGGTATCGATTACGGGGAACAACCTGCGCGACAACCTGTGGGCGGAGATGGCGCGCTGGCGGAATGAGTCGCCGTTCCTGCTGAAGGCGTTTAGTTGGGCAGCGCATCGGATTACCGCCAACGATCACCCGGAGACGTGGTTTCTCTCCGCGAAGGCGTGGACCAAGGCTGCGGATACGGAGACCATTGGACGCACGCTGAGCGGGCAGCATGCCAAGTACCCGTTCTACCTGATCGATGAGAGCGGCGACATTCCGCCCAACATGGTGAAGAGCGCTGAGCAGGGATTGACGAGCTGCGAGGATGGCCTGATCATCACGGCGGGCAACACCACCAGCCAGACAGGGCTACTCTACGACGTCACCACGCGCTCGAGGGCGGAGTGGGACATTGTCTCCATCACCGCCGATCCTGACGACCCCAAGCGGACGCCACGCGTTGATATTGAGTGGGCGCGGACGCAGATTGCGTTGTATGGCCGTGAGAATCCGTGGGTGATGGCGTACATCCTCGGGCAGTTCCCGCCGGGCAGCATCAATGCGTTGCTGAGCGTGGAAGAGGTGGAGGCCGCGATGGGCCTGCATCCTCGGCCGGAGGAGTACACCTGGGCGCAGAAGCGGCTGGGCGTCGATGTGGCTCGGTTTGGTGACGATCGTACAGTGATCTTCCCGCGGCAGGGCCTTGTGAGCTTCAAGCCGACGGTGATGCGGCATGTGCGCGACTCGGCGGCATCGATCGACATTGGCAACCGCGTGATGGCGCGGCGGAATGAGTGGATGCGGGACCAGTCGCCGTACGAGCATGACGATGTGCTGAGCTTCTTCGATGACACGGTAGGATGGGCGCATGGCGCGGTCGATTTCCTGCGAGCGTCTGGGTTGAGTCCGTACGCGATCCGGTTCGACAATAAGCAGACCAGCGATGATCGCTACTTCAATATGCGCGCTGAGATGTGGATGAAGATGGCGGACTGGATCAAGGCGGGCGGAGCATTGCCGCCGATCCCGGAGATGGTTGCCGAGCTTACCAGCCCCACGTACGCGTTCAAAGAGGGTAAGTTCATCATCGAGAGCAAAGATCAGATCAAGAAGCGCCTGGGGCGTTCTCCTGACCTTGCCGACGCTCTGGCACTGACGTTCTCTATCCCGGATGCGCCGGCGGGGATGCGGAAGAACGCGAACGGAACGATGGGCTGGGGCGCGCCGAAGAAAGTGCAGGAGTACGACCCGTACGCGCAGATGTGACCCTGTATACATAACCTGCCGCATCGCTCCGTAAGCTCAGAGGGTGAGCTTTAGCGCGACAATCCGGCGAGTCGGTTGCATGGACATCCTGGGCGCGAGGAATGCTCAGGCCTTGCTCGACGCCTACGCCGTCGAATGCTTACTCCCTGGATCCGAACCGCAGACAGCGATCTATGAAGCGATGGAGCGTGCTGGAGTGCTCGCGTGCTTTGGTGCCTATACTGGCGACGAGTTGGTGGGGTTTATCACGGTCCTGACCAGCGTGATGCCTCATCATGGGAAGCGCGTGGCGACGACCGAAAGCCTGTATGTAGAACCATCGCATCGCGATTCCGGCGCTGGCGATGCGTTGTTGACGGCTGCGAAGGAGTTTGCGTCCGAGTCTGGGTGCATCGTGCTCTTGCACACCGCTCGCGTCGATAGTGCGTTGGAAACCATCCTGTCACATCGTAGCGGATGCATTCGCAGTCATGCCGTCTTCTCGGAGTGGTTATGAGCATCGGCCTTCAGACATTCACGGCGGCTCTGGTTCCAACCAGCCCTGAGACGCTGGCCAAGATTCAGTGTGTGCATGAGGCCGTGCTGCGGTGTGAGCAGGTAGAAATTGCTACGGAACATCTACTGCATGGCGGGATGTATGTTCGCACGATTCGCCTGGCTGCGGGGATTCTGATGGTGGGGTCGCTGGTCAAGCTGGCGACGGTGCTGATCGTGAATGGTTCAACGTCCGTACTGGTGGGAGAGGATCGCGTTGAGCTGGAAGGCTACAACGTGATTCCGGGATGCGCCGGTCGCCAGCAGCTATTTGTGACGCGCCACAAAAAGGAGTGCGCTGGTGGAGATTGCGATTGCAGCGTCGAGATGACCATGATCTTCCCGACGCAGGCGAAGACGGTCGAAGAGGCCGAAAACGAGGTATTCGCTGAGGTTGAGCTGCTGATGTCTCACAGCGATGAAAACAGAAACACCTTCACCATCACGGGAGAGTGACATGAGCAACAGGCGGAAGCTGGTCGTATTCAAGTCGGAATCGGAGCTGCATGACCGCGCCGGCAACTATCCGTGCCTGGTCACCTACGATCCCTTCAAGCAGACAGGCGTTTATGACGATGGCGTCGGCCACACGTCGGATGTGACCTTTGCGGTCGCTGCTACCAGCGCCGATCTCAAGAACCTGCCTGCTGGGCCGTGGGACATCGTCGAGCTGTCCGACGCGGCAACACTCACCGACCTCTTCGAACCGAGCAACGCTCCAACGCTCGCGGACTTCGCAAAGGAGTAGCCATGGCAGGAAGCATATCGGCAACAACAGTGGGGCTGATCGCGGCTGGGATCGGTGCGGCTGGCGTTGGGGCAAGCATGTACGAAGGCGCGAAGGCCAATGGCACCCAACAGGCAGCGCTGAAGGGCCAGACGACCGCGACAGAGACGGCCGAAAGTGGCGCGCTGAGCACGGCGCGAAAGAATGCCACGGCGACCAATATGGTGACGCAGCAGACGCCTGATGTATCCACCATCATGGCGAACGCGGCGAAGGCTGCAAAGATGGGCATCGGTTCAACCATGCTGACGGGAGCCAGCGGAGCAGGGACTGGCACGCTTGGCGGCGGCGGCACGCTCCTCGGAAAGTAGGGAACCATGGCAACGAACCCGGATCTTCGCAACAAGTTACTTCGCCGGTGGGGAGCTTTGACGACGGAGCGCTCGTCCTTCTGGGCGCATTGGCAGGAGATCACCACCTATGTGATGCCGTGGAATGGCCGCTACTTCCTGCAGGACCGCAACAAAGGGCGTCGCAGAGCCAATGCGATCTACGACAACACCGGCATCCGCGCTCTGCGTACGTTGGGAGCTGGGCTGATGAGTGGCGCGACTAGCCCCGCGCGTCCGTGGTTTCGCCTGGGCGTCTCCGATCCCGACCTGAATGCCTACCAGCCGGTCAAGTTGTGGCTGGATGACATTACCACGCGCATGCACACCGTCTTCCAAAAGTCCAACACGTATCGCGCATTGCAGCAGGTCTATGAGGAGATGGGAGCGTTCGGGACCGGCGCGAGCATCGTCCTTCCCGACTTCGCGAACGTGATCCACCACTACCCGCTGACTGTGGGCGAGTATGCCATTGCGACCGATGCGCAGGGCAAGGTCTGCACGCTCTATCGCGAGTTTGAGATGACCGTCAGCGCGATGGTCAAGGAGTTTGGATACGACAACTGCTCGCCGACGGTGCAGTCGCTGTACGACGGGGGAACGGGGTTGGACCAGTGGATCCGGGTGATCCATGCCATCGAGCCACGGGCCGACCGTGACCCGGGCAAGGTGGATGCAAAGAATATGGCCTGGGGCTCGTATTACTTTGAGTCGGGCGAAGGCGATGGCAGGATGCTGCGCGAGAGTGGCTTCAAGACCTTCCCTGCCATCTGCCCGCGGTGGTCGATTGCCGGTGGCGACATCTACGGCAATAGCCCAGGCATGGAGGCGCTGGGCGACATCAAGCAGTTGCAGCATGAGCAGCTGCGCAAGGCCAACGCCATCGACTACCAGACCAACCCGCCGTTGCAGGTCCCGGCGAGCATGAAGAATAACGAGGTCAATCGCCTGCCGGGTGGTGGTGACTTACTACGACGGCAGCGCCGCGGCGCCAATCAAGTCCGCGTTCGAGGTGCCGCTCCGCATCGCTGACCTGCTGCCGGATATTCAGGATTGCCGCAACCGCATCCAGCAATCGTTCTTTTCGGACGTCTTCATGATGCTGGCGAACTCGACCAACCCGCAGATGACCGCGACGGAGGTTGCCGAGCGGCAGGAAGAGAAGATGCTGATGATGGGCCCGGTGCTTGAGCGCATCAACAACGAGGCGCTGCAACCCCTGGTGGAGGCTACCCTGCAGCACATGATGGATGCAGGCATGGTTCCACCGCCTCCGCCGGAGATGCAGGGGCAGGCGCTGAACATCGAATTCATCGGCATCCTCGCGCAGGCGCAGAAGGCCATCGCGACCAACTCCGTCGACCTCTTTGTGC